CTCTTCCGATCTCGTGGAGACTCCGGAGACCCATGCCGAGTATATGCACATGTCAAAGGAGCAGCAGGACAAGATCAAGGACATCGGCGGCTTCGTCGGCGGACATCTCAAAGAGGGACGCAGGAAGACCGGCTACGTCCTGGCACGTCAGATCCTGACGCTTGACCTGGACTTCCCTCCTGCTGACTTCTGGGACACACTCATGAACAACCTGGAGCTGGATGCTGCGATGGCTGTCTACTCCACGCACAAATACTCAGAGAAGACTCCGCGCTTCCGTCTGATCATGCCGCTGGACCGTGAGGTCACTCCGGACGAATACGAAGCCATCGCCAGGAAGATTGCGGAGAAGATCGGCATCGATTACTTCGACGACTCGACCTACCAGCCGACCCGTCTCATGTACTGGCCAAGCAACAGCACGGACGTGGTGCCCTTTTTCAAGTATTACGATGCGCCATTCTTAAAGGCTGACAGCGTGCTGGCTGAGTACCCGGACTGGACGGACACGAGCTTCTGGCCGGAGTCATCCAGGATGACGGGCATCAGAAAAAAGCAGGCAGACAAACAGGGCGACCCTCTGGAGAAGAAGGGCATCGTCGGAGCGTTCTGCCGCACCTATACCATCCCGGAGGCAATCGAGAAGTTCCTGCCGGATGTTTACATAAGAACGGCCAAAGACGACCGCTACACATACGCACAGGGCTCAACAGCTGCCGGTCTTGTGGTTTACGATGGCGAGACCTTCGCCTACTCGAACCACTCGACGGATCCGGCCAGCGGGCAGCTCTGCAATGCCTTCGACCTGGTCAGGATCCACAAGTTCGGAGACCTGGACGATGGCAGCGAAGACAAAAACGGAAAAGACCGGCCAAGCTATAAAGCAATGGCCGACTATATAACCCAGGAAGACGACGCCACCAAGCTGACACTGGCCAGAGATACAAAGGAAAGAGCCGTGCTCGACTTCGAGCAGTCAGCTCCGGAGGAAACAGACGAGGACTGGGAGACAAAGCTCTCCCGGACGGAAGACGGAGCCGTTCGGGCAATCATTACGAACGCCGTGCTCATATTACAGAACCAGCCGGAGCTCCAGGGCATCCGCTTCAACGAGCTCTCCGGAGCCATCGAGGTCAAGGGGAAGCTCCCATGGAAGCGTCCGAACAAATACTGGCGAGATGCTGACGATGCTCAGCTCTACGGCTGGGTGGCTGATCAGTACGGGGTACAGTTTCCGGAGAACAAGTTCACCAAGGCGCTCACTATCGTGACGGATCAGCGCCGGTTCAATCCCTTGAAGGAATACCTGGCAGGGCTCCCGGAGTGGGATGGCGTGCCAAGGGTTGACACGCTCCTGATCGATTACCTGGGAGCGGAGGACACCGCATACACCAGGGCAGTCACAAGGAAGACCCTGATCGGAGCCGTGCAGAGAGTATGGGAACCCGGGTGCAAGTTCGACACCGTCCTGGTGCTCGATGGCAAGCCTGGCATCGGCAAGAGCACCCTGCTCCGGAAGCTGGGCGGCAAGTGGTTCAGCGACTCCCTCAGCCTGGCAGATACCAGGGACAAAACAGCAGCGGAGAAGCTGCAGGGCGTTTGGATCATGGAGATCGGAGAGATGCAGGGAACCCGAAAAGCTGACGTTGACATCATGAAGGGCTTCATCAGCAGACAAGTGGACGAGTACCGTGCAGCATACGGCCGCGTGGTCGAGAGGCATCCAAGGACTGCAATCATCTGCGGAACCACCAACAGCACCACCGGCTTCCTCAGAGATACCACCGGCAACAGACGCTTCTGGCCGGTTCCGGTGAGTGGTGGCAAGAAGTCCGTGTGGGACATGACGGAAGACATCAGAGCGCAGATCTGGGCGGAGACTATCGTCTACGCTACGGACGGCGAGGACAGCTTCCTGGATGCTGCCATGGAAAAGGAAGCCGAGAAGATGCAACAGGCGGCGCTTGAATATGACGAGCGCGAGGGCCAGGTTGAGGAGTACCTGGAGACCCTGCTGCCGGCGGACTGGTACAGCTGGGATCTGGAAAAGCGTGTGGACTACTTCCAGCAGCGTGACGTCCTGAGCCCGAAAGAGGCAGAGGGCACCATGAAGAGGACCAAAGTCTGTGCGATGGAGATCTTCTGCGAGTGCTTCGGACGACCTAAGAACGCATGGAAAAAAGCAGACAGCTGGGAGATCATGGCCATCATGGCAAGGATCCCGGAGTGGGAAAAAACTGGCAAACGGATGAAGATTTCAGAATACGGACAGCAGAGACCATACACGAGGAAGTTGTCACCCGACTAAGTTGTCACCCGGGGGAGGTTGTCACCCTAACTGATGAGGGCGAGAGGGTGACAAGTGGAAGTTGTCACCGAAGTTGTCACCGAAGTTGTCACCCTTGCGAAGCCTTGAAAAATAAGGGCGCAGGGCGTGTGGGTGACAACTTGACAATCGTTTTCTATATAACATTTATTTTTAACCCAAAAATGGGCGCATATAGGCGCCCGCACGGGTAATACGCGTATATGATAAGCAAAATTTTTTGAGGTTGTCACCCTAAGGAGGAAACAATGCGAGAAAGAGACATAGAAAAATGGCTCCGGCGCCAGGTTGAGAGTCTGGGAGGTCTGGCCTTCAAATTTACGAGCCCGGGAAACGACGGAGTCCCGGATCGTCAGGTCATCCTGCCTGGTGGGCTCATTTACTTCGTCGAGTTAAAGACTGACAGGGGGCGGCTCACGCCTATCCAGGTATGGCAACAGGACCGGCTGGATGCACTGGGCTGTCAGGTCAGGACGATCAGAGGGATGGACGAGGCCGCGGAGTTCATTGAGGAGGTACGAGATGCAATACAAACCACATGATTATCAAAAACGAGCGACGGAGCTCGTGATAAAGATCCCGAAGATCGGACTCTTTTTAGACATGGGACTCGGCAAGACAGTCATCACGATGACAGCGATCCAGGAGCTCATGTATGACAGGTTCGAGGTCACGAAGGTGCTGGTGATAGCACCGAAGAGAGTGGCCGAGGACACATGGACGAGGGAGCACGCCAAGTGGGACCACCTGAAAGAGCTGAGGATCTCCAAGGTGCTGGGAAATGAACAGCAGAGGATCCATGCACTAAAGGAGGACGCTGACATCTATGTGATCGGCAGGGATAACGTGATCTGGCTGATCAACTACTACCAGGGACTGAGGAAGGGGTGGCCGTTCGACATGATCGTGATCGATGAGCTCTCCAGCTTCAAGAACCCACAGGCGAAAAGGTTCCGGGCACTGAGGAAGGCCATGCCGTTCGTGAACAGGGTCGTCGGGCTTACCGGAACACCGTCACCTAACAGCATGATGGACTTGTGGGCTGAGCTCTATCTGCTTGACCGGGGCGAACGCCTGGGGCCTACGCTTTCATCCTACCGGGAGAAATACTTCCGGCCCGGAGCCCGCAACGGCTACGTGATCTATAAGTGGGAGCCCTTCCGCAACGCACAGAAGGAGATCGAGGAAAAGATCAGCGACATCTGCATAAGCATGAGCGCTGCAGACTACCTGACACTGCCGAAGAGGATCGACAACGTGATCCCGGTGCACCTGACCGACAGGGAAATGGCTGCATACAAACAGATGGAGCAGGAGCAGCTTCTCAAGATCGACGAGGAGGACATCGTGGCGCTGAACGCTGCTGCAGTCATGAACAAGCTCTTGCAGATAGCAAACGGGTCCGTTTATTCAGTGGACGGCGATGTGGTGAAGATCCACGACGAGAAGCTGGACGCACTGGAGGAGATCATCGACACCACCGGGGAGCCGGTGCTTGTGTTCTACAGCTACAAGCACGACCTTGAAGCAATAAGGTCAAGGATAAAGGAAGCGAGGATCCTGGAAGGACCTGAGGATATAGCCGACTGGAATGACGGCAAGGTGCAGGTGCTCCTGGCGCATCCGGCGTCCGTGGGCTACGGCCTGAACCTCCAGGAAGGCGGCCACATTATCGTGTGGTACGGGCTGACCTGGAGCCTGGAGCTCTACCAGCAGGCAAACGCCAGACTATACAGACAGGGGCAGGACAAGCCGGTGATCATACACCACCTTGTTGCAGAAGGGACAGCTGACGAGCAGGTCATGCGCGCCCTACAGCACAAGGACATGAGCCAGGCGGCACTGCTTGAAGCATTAAAGGAGAGGAGGACAGCATGATGAGGCTATACATAAGCGGACCGATCACGGGGGTCTATAACTACAGGGCGAAGTTCAAGGAGGCGGAGCAGAGACTGAAATGGGCGGGATATGACAATCTGATCAACCCGGCAGAGATCTGTGAGGTGCTTCCGGCAGAGCATACGAGCTACGAGGAGTACATGAGGATGAGCCTGGAGCTTTTATCGATGGCGGACGCCCTCGTGCTTCTCCCAGGATGGGAGGGGTCAATCGGATGCAACAGGGAACTGGGCTATGCCATAGGCAGGGACAAGATCGTCCTGGAATACGAGGAGCTATTGAAGGGAGGCGGTCAAAATGGAGCTTGTTGAGACTTTTGACTATCTGATGCAGGTCAGGAAGAAGGACAACGCCATCAGGCGCATGACGATGAAATGCGAGGAGCTGAGGAGCTGCCTGCTTCCTGGTGCCATCAGATACGACAAGGACAGGGTGCAGTCATCTCCTGAGGACAAGGTCAGCGAGATCCTCTGCAAGGTGGCAGACCTGGAGACGCAGATCGAGCAGTTCCAGCAGGAGAAGGCCATGCTGATCATCGAGATCGGTGACGCCATCGAGCTGCTGGAAGATGACAACGAGAAGACGGTGCTGACGGAGTTCTACATCGGACGGGTGCCGATGTCACGGGTGGCCAACGATGTGAGCTACAGCATCCAGCACGCCTACAGACTGAGGAAGAGAGGCGTCCAGCATCTCGGGGAGGTGCTTCATGGATAACTTCAAGCTATACCACGGCGACTGCCTTGAAATGATCAAGAGCATAGAACCGGCGAGCATTGACCTCGTCCTGGCGGATCCTCCGTACTCTTCCGGAGGCACTCATGCAGGAGACAGGAAAGCGAGCACAACGGCCAAGTACACGGACAGCGACTTCAACGGGGCCGCAAAGCTCCCACCTTTTTCTGGTGACAATATGGACCAGAGGAGCTTCACGGAGTTCATGCGATGGGTGTGCAGCGAGCTCAGGCAGAAAACAAAGGAGGGGGGGATCCTCGAGATGTTCGTGGACTGGCGCAACCTTCCAGCCATGACCGACGCCGTGCAGATGGCCGGCTGGGTGTGGAGAGGGATCTGCGTCTGGGACAAGGGCATCAGCAGGAACCAGCCTGGGCGCTTCCGAAACGACTGCGAGTATATCGTCTGGGCTTCCAATGGTGACATGCCGATCGACTGGAAGGCTGCCAAGGGCACCAAGGCAATGCCGGGAGTCTATCATGTGCCTATAGTGGCGCCAAAGCAGAGGCAGCATCAGACGGAGAAGCCGGTGGAACTCCTGGAGGGGCTTCTTGCGATAGCACCACCGGACGGCATCGTCCTGGATGCTTTCATGGGGTCAGGATCCACTGGAGTGGCCTGCATGAACACCGGCAGGAGGTTTGTCGGCATCGAGCTCAATGGCCAGTATTTTGAAACGGCGACCAAGAGGATCACCGAGGCACAGGAGAGAGCTCTGGAGGACTTCTGAAAAAGATGAGAAGAATGAGAAAATAATTTATGTTATTATTATATTGTGAACGAAGAAAGAGCAGGCAAGGCGCCTGCTCTTTTGCATTAAATCCAACGAATAGCAAGGAGGTGAGACCGTGCCGAAGGCGAAGAACGCGAAGGCGGACGAGGCCCTTGCGCTCTATCGGCAGGGACTCAAACTTGTGGATATAGCACGACAGCTCGAACTGCCGGAGGGAACGGTCCGTCGATGGAAATGTACCTATGACTGGGACGGAAAGAAAAGCGAACGTTCGCAAAAGAAAAAAGCGAGCGCTCGGAAAAGAGGCGCACAGCCTGGAAACCATAACGCCAAAGGAGGACCGGCAAAGAACCAGCACGCGAGAAAGTTCGGCTTTTATAGCAAGTACCTCCCGGAGGAGACTCTGGAGATTTTTGACGATATAGAGAACGCTGACCCGCTGGATCTTCTCTGGGATCAGATCCGCTTCTCCTACACGGCCATCGTGAGGGCGCAGAAAATCGCCTATGTTAAAGACCAGGACGACAAGACCAGCGAGGTCACGATGGAGTCGTACGGCGAGAGCGGTTCATCCACTGCCTGGGATATACAGCAGGCATGGGACAAGCAGGCCAACTTCATGAAAGCCCAGGCACAGGCCATGAGCGTGCTCAGGGGGTTGATAAAACAATATGACGAGATGCTGGGAGCAAGAGGCGAGAACGCATCCGAGGAACAGAAGCTGAGGCTCGAGCTTCTGAGGTCAAAGCTCGGAAATGACAACAACAGCATCAAAAAGGTGACTATTATCAATGACACAGGACAATGTGATCCGGATCAGTGACCTGATCATCCCGAAGTTTTGGGGCGTGTTCAATGATAAGCAGCACACCCACAAGATCCTGACCTCCGGAAGAGCCGGGACGAAGTCCTCGGAGGCAGCAATCGAGACAGTCTTCAAGATTGTGCAGGAGATGGACGGCTCTGCCGTGGTCATCCGTAAGCGACACAACAAGCTGAGGAAGACAGTCTACAAGGAAATCAAGAGGGCGATCAAGAGGCTGGGCCTTGATGAGCGCCTTTTTAAGATTACGGTGAGCCCGATGGAGATCACCTTCCTGGAGAACGGGAACACGATCTACTTCACGGGGTCGGACAACATTGACGACACCAAGGGCATCATCGACGAGAACAAGCCGATCAAGCTGGTCATGATCGACGAGGTCAATGAGTTCTTTGAGCAGGGCGAAGGTGAGGACGAGCTCCAGAACATTGAGGCGACCTTCATCAGAGGCAACGACGAAGGCTTCCAGATGCTGTACCTCTACAACCCACCGAAGAACCCGAACGCGCCGGTCGTTCAGTGGACTCACAAGATGGAGCAGCGACCTGACTGCATCCACGTCCATGTTGACTACAGAGACGTGCCTGCGGCATGGATCGGCAAGAAGCTCCTGGAGTCAGCTGAGATACTCCGGAAGATTGACGAGCGCCAGTGGCGATGGCTCTGGCTGGGCCAGTCGATCGGTGTGGACGAGCTGATCTACTACATGTTCAGCGACAAGAACGTGGCAAGATCCGAAGAGGAAGGCTACCAGATGATCGGCGTCGGTGTCGACTACGGCCAGCAGAACGCCACGACCTACCAGGCGGCCGGGCTCAACCTGTCAAGGAAGAAGCTCGAGGGTCTGGCTGAGTATTACCACAGCGGCAGGGAGTCAGGGAAGCAGAAGAGCCCGAGCCAGTACGCTGAGGACTTCGTGGGCTACGTGGACGAGCTGCATGAGCAGTACCACTGCAACACGTTCTACGTGTTCATTGACCCGTCTGCTGCCGGACTGGCTGAGGAGATAAAGAGAGCAATCAGGGGCTGCGGCTACACCGTACTGCTCCGGGATGCTCAGAACGATGTCGCCCTGGGTATCTCCAGAGTGCAGAAGCTCCTCACTTTTGAAATGCTGACCATCGACCCGGGACAGGAAAACGCCCGGAGAGAGTTCGGGCTCTATGAATACGACAAGAAAAGCATCGAGAAGGGCATCGAGAAACCGGTCAAGATGGACGACCACTGCATGGACGCCATCCGCTACCTGGTGATGGGCTTCTGGTCAAAAATTAAACGCTACCTCCCGATCACTGAGAAGGAGGACGAATTGGAGGGCACTATCTCATGAATATATTTGAATACTTCAAGAAGAAGGGCATCGACACGCTCGACAGCTCTTTTTATAGCAAGATCGCACTCTGGGACAGCTGGTACAGGTCGAACGTGAAGAAGTTCCACCAGTACCGCATCTACCACGGGGCCAGCAATTACGAGCGCTGTGTTCGCAAGAGCCTCGGCATGGCCAAGAAGATCTGCGAGGACATCAGCGACCTGCTCCTCAACGAGAAGGTCAAGATCACGATCGAGAACCCAGAGACGGACGCCTTCGTGAAGAAGGTCCTGGAGGGCGCCAACTTCATCGTGCAGGGCAATGAGTACCAGGAACGCAAGGCAGCCTGCGGCACCGTGGCCTATGTGCCATACCTCACCAACATAGTGGCGGATGAGACCGGGCGGGTGCTCTCTGCGGATGTAAAAATTGACTATGTTGTGGCGAAGAACATCTTCCCGACAGCCTGGGAGAACTCCAGGATCACGGAGGTCATCTTCGTGTTTGAGAAGACATACAAGCGCAAGAAGTACGCACAGTTCCAGCAGCACAAGCTGGAGCCCCTCGTCGGTGAGAATGGCGAAGACCTGGGCTACCAGTACGTGATCGAGAACAGTGTCGTCCTCTGCACATCCGGATCCGGCAGAGACCTGACTCCGGAAGAGTGGAACGAGATCCCGCACTTCGAGGGACTGGCTGCAAGGGTTGAGACCGGAAGCGACCAGCCTCAGTTCGTGATCGACAAGCTCAACATCGCCAACAATGTGGACGAAGATGACAGCAACCCGATGGGGATCAGCCTCTTCGCCAACAGCGTGGACGTGCTGGCCAAGACCGACCTGGAGTATGACAGCTATGCGAACGAGTTTACACTCGGCCGCAAGCGCATCTTCGTGGCTCCTGAGATGCTGGTGGATGCAAACGGTGACAAGGTCTTCGATCCTGACGACAGTGTCTTCTATCAGCTGCCGGAGGACTACTTCAAAGACACGAAGGAAGCGATGCACGAGGTCAACATGAGCCTCAGGGTGCAGGAGCATGAGCAGGCCATCAACAACGACCTCAACCTTCTCTCATTCAAGTGTGGCTTCGGTACGCAATACTATCGTTTTGAGAAGGGAACCATCACGACGGCCACGCAGGTCATCAGTGAAAACTCTGACATGTACCGGACAATCAGGAAGCACGAGATCATCCTGGAGGATGTGCTCAAGGATCTGATCCACTGCATCATCCGCCTGGGAATGACTGCAAACGTGCCGGGGCTCGTCATGGAGACCGGCATCACCATCGACTTCGATGACTCGATCATCGAGGACAAGCAAACAGAAAGGCAGGAAGACCGCCAGGACGTGGCCATGGGAGTCATGAGCCCGACAGAGTACCGGGCGAAGTGGTACGGAGAGACCGAAGAGATCGCAGCGTCGAAGCTCCCGGACCAGTCAAGCGGGATCCTGATGTGATTATATGGACGAGAGCTATCACAGCACCCTGGCGGCAGGGGTCGAGAAAAAATACAGACAGCTCGAGAAGGAGATCATGGAGGACATCATCCGCCGCGTAAAGAAGGCGGGGGAGATCACTGACACAGCGGACTGGCAGATCCAGCGCCTCATCATCCTGGGAAACAGCACCAAGGACATCGAGGGCATCATCCTGAGAGCAGTGGACGGCAATGAGGCAGAAGTCCGCCGGCTCTATGATGAAGTGATCGAGAAGGAATACACCAGGAACCGGGAGCTTTATGAGCAGATCGGCAAGGAGTTCATCCCATACGAGGACAACCAGGAGCTCCAGCAGATCACCAACGCCCTGGTGCAGCAGTCAAACGACGACCTTTACAATATCACGAAGTCCATGGGCTTCATGATTGACATGGGCCGAGGAGGGAAGGTCTTCACGCCTCTGTCCGATGTCTACAACGGCTACCTGGACGAGGCCATCACAGGAATGGCCAACGGAGCCTATGACTACAACACACTGGTGCGCAAGCTCGTGAGCCAGATGACAAGCTCAGGGCTCCGCACGGACCACGCCTTCAGTGATGGGGGTCGTGATTATGGCATAGATTACGCAAGCGGCTGGCACAACCGCATCGATGTGGCTGCAAGGAGGGCACTGCTCACCGGCTTCGGCCAGCTGGCCAGTCAGGTCACGAGCATGAACGCCCAGAAGCTCGGCACTCAATACTTCGAGGTCACATGGCACGCCGGAGCCCGTCCTGAGCACCAGGAGTGGCAGGGCAAGGTGTACACCATGGAGCAGCTGACGACCAAGTGCGGACTGGGAACCGGTCCGGGCTTGTGTGGATGGAACTGCCGGCACACATACTACCCGTTCATCCCTGGGATCAGCGAGAGGCTCTACACAGACGAGTGGCTCGAACAGCAGAAC